CTATAGCCAAGCAGTAGATATTTACTATCCGCTGATAGCTTGGCAGTTAGGTATGGAGGACTTTGCTGATAAGGCTTCTAAAGCAGCAGGACAGTTTTGGTTTCCCAATAACGTTCAACTTAAGCTTTGGTCCTATGAAGCATCACAGCGTATGCGTGGTACAGGTCAGTACTTTATAGTAGCCGATGAGGTTACTTCTTGGAAAGGCGCTGGAATGAACCTTAAAGAGTCGTGGGAATCGATTATACAACCTTGTGTTGCTACTCGTTGGTCTCCTATGAACGCTAAAAAGTTTAACGCTAACTCTGGTAGAGCACTTATCATTAGTACTCCCAGTGGTTATGACTATTTTTATGAAATGTATAACAGACAAGATTATGATGATGATTGGAAAAGTTATACTTATACTTATAAGGACTCTCCCTTCCTCGATGAGGAAGAGATTGAGAGAGTAAAACTAACACTTGATCCTTTAAAGTTTGCAAGAGAATATACTGCAAGTTTTGAAGATTCAGGTAACAATGTGTTCTATACATTTAATCGTAAAGACCATATTGACAACAACCTTCAATACTTTGAAGCAGGTGAAGACGTTCATGTCGCTATTGACTTTAACGTTGGAATTATGGCTTCAGTTATCTTTGCTATTCGGGGCAATCAAATCCACATCTTAGATGAGATGCAAGGACACCCCGATACTGAAACCCTTGCAAGGGCGCTTAAGGAAAAGTATAGTGATCATCGTATCATTTCTTATCCTGATCCTGCAGGGAGGGCGAGAAAAACTTCAGCTGCTGTCGGTGTTACTGATTTCAGAATCCTAGAGACACACGGTATTATTACCAGAGCACATAACAAGGCTCCACCGATTGTAGACTCAGTAGCAGCTGTGAATAAAAAGTTTAAGAACGCCAATGGCGATATTGACATGTTTATACATCCTAAGTGTGTTAATACCGTTAAGTCTCTAGAGCGTACACAGTGGGTAGAGTCTAACCCAGATAGTGCTACGATTGATAAAAAAGAAGGTGTTGAACATTGGACAGATGCCCTGCGTTATGCAGTAGAGTATTTGTATCCAATTAGAGCAGGAACCGCAGTCATTAAGCGTGGCTTCGGATTCTAAAAAGCAAAGACACAAGGAAAAATATAATGGCATTAAAAACAAGAATTAAAGGCCTTGGAATGAAGGCTCGCTCACGTTTTAAACGTGCAAAGAAAGCTGTAGGTTCAGCAGCAGGAAGTTTTAACTTTACTTCTGCTCGTAAAGCAGCTCTAGAAAAAGCTCAAAAGGCTTCTGCCTTAGCTCGTAGTAAACAAGGCCGTAAAGGTCTTAAGATGAAAGCTACCTCACGTATTAAACGTGCAGGTGCAGCTACTGCGAAGGCTGCAAGCGCAGGGGCAGCAAAAGCTCGTGCAGGAGCAAAAGAAGTTAAGCGTAGAGCACCAATTGCTGCAGCAGCAGCTTCCTATAAAGTTTCTCGTAAACGTGGACTAGTAGGTGGTTCAGGTGGCACTAGACGTGGTCGCCGCACAGGTAATGTTTCTTATGGCCCTTCTACTCGTGGAAGCGCAAATAAGGTAATGAAGCCTCGTAAGTCTGCAGGAAATGTTCGTGGTGCAGCAGTACCTTCAGCACGTAAGAGCCGTACTACAGGTGGTCGTGGTGGCGCTCGTGGTAATCAAAACTCACGTTCAAGAGCCTTTAAGTCTCCTACACTAGAAAGAGCACGTAACGCCTTTAACCGTTGGAACTTCAATAAACGGAAAAACAGGTAATGGCAGTTAAGCGTATAGCAGGGCGTCTTGCCAAAAAGTTTGCAAAGAAGTTGTCAGCTAAACAGTTGGCGGCTTCTCGTAGAAACATGAAGAAGGCTATTGCAGCTAGTGCTCGTAAACGAGGTAAAGCTATTGCTGGTGTAGCACGGAATCCTATTAAAGCTTATGGTCGTAGTGTTGTTCGCCGTAGTACAAAGCGTAAAGCAAAAGTTCTTTCAAAGATTGCTAAAAGGCAGTCTATAAATAATTCAACCTTAACTCGTCTTGGTGGAGATATTACAAAATATAACCGTAGTACAGCTATTCTTAAAGGTAAAAATGTTGGACTAGACAAGGCTATAAGAAATACTGGAATAAAATATCTTAAGTTAAATGTTACAAACGATGCAGCAGGGAACTTAGTTCCAGGTAAAAACAATATGTTTACTCGTAGAGCATTAAGAAAAGTATTAAACGAAAATGAAAGGCTAGTTAAACAATATAATACTAATGCTAGTCTAATTGGTTTTAATCGCTCTTTAGTTGCTCAATTAGAAGGTAAACAAAGTGAATTGTTAAACTTAAAAGACAACCTAGCAGGACAGTATGCTAAGATGTCTGCTAAGTCTCTTTCTTATAAAGCAGGTACTGTTGCTCGTGATGTTACTACAACAGCCGCAGCAGGGGCTACTACTTACATGGGTTATCAAGAGTATAAGCGACAAAGAGCTAAGAGGAAGTAATTATGGCAGTAAAGAAGTATATTACTAAAAAAATCAGCAAACTTGTTGGTCGTAAACTTGGTAAAAAGGCTCGAACTGCTGCTCAAAAACGTGCTTTAGCCAAGGCTGTAAAAATTAGTGCTATGAAACGTGCTAAAAAAGGAGCTAGTAAGAAAGTAGCTAAAGCTGTTGGATTAAGAGCAACTCGTAAACAGGCGAAAACTCTTATAAAGGCTACTGGCAATGTAGTAGAGCCTTTGGCTCGAACAAGAGCAGATAAAATAACAAGGGCCGTTAAACTAGGAACCGCAACTGCTTATCTTGGTTTTGCAGGAGCAGTTTATGCTAGCGAGGCTACTAAAACTCATCGAAGAAATAAAAGAGCCTTGCAAAGAACAAAAGGCCCAGTATTAACTCGTAATGTCGGTCGTAGCAAACAGGCGGAAAAGGAATATCTTAAAAATAAAACTTTAAGATATCTAGAAAAGCTTAGAAAGCTAGACGAATATGAAAGCCAAGCAGTAAAGCAAGGCCAAATTATTCGAAGAAATACAGGCCGTGTATAAAAATAAAAAGTTTTAAGAATAGTGCTGATAAAAACAACCTAACATGTCCATCCGAGGATCGACAGGAGGAAAAATGGCACGAAGCAGAATTAATTCTAAGTCGAAAGACTTGATTAGTGATAATGGTTCGATATTAGTTTCCGTAGTTAAAGGTGAACAAATCCAAATGGGTGTTACCTTAAACTGGTTAACTAACTTGAGTAACTATACACTAACGGCCAAGATTGTTGAAGCAGATAGCTCCACTCTTGACTATACAAAAGAGGAACTGCCCACTCAAGAACAAACGGGCGGCGTGATTACAACGTTGACTATTATTGATAGTGATGCTACCGATAATAGCTTTAATATTGTCATTCCAGAAGATCTAGTAGATTCTTGGACAACCCAGCCAAGACCAGAAAAGCCTTCTTATGGTTGGATTGGCTTGGAAGTAAGAGATACTGGTGTAGGTTCTACACAGCAAATTTGGAAGCCTATGCGTGGACTTGTAGAAGTTCTGTATAGTCCAACGGAGGCAACTGTGTAATGTCTTATACAACCACTCTTTCTAATAATAATATTACTATTTCTGTATCTAATACAGACCATAGTGTATCTTTATCTAGGACAGGTGGACAGGGCGCTAAAGGAGACTCTGTCTCTAATGCCTATATTAATGCTGATAGCGATCTTATTATTGAGATTAGCAATTCTGTAGGCAGTGTAATAGAAACAATTAATGCAGGTAATATTTTTGCCGATGCAGAACTTAATGAAATTAATGATGTTACTATTACAAACGTCCAAGATGGTGATTACATAGCTTATGACGCAGATAGTCAAACTTATGTTAATCATCAGTTGACCACTACTAAAGTTACAGATATAGATAATACAAATAAAACTGATGGCGCACTTCTTGTTTATAATGGAACAAGTGAAAAGTACACAGCCACAGCAACACTTGACAATGTTAATACTGCTATTATTGGAGGAACATTCTAATGGCAACTAAAATTATACTTAAAAAGTCGTCAGTAGCGGGTAATGCTCCTTCTACGGCGCAGTTAGATCAATCAGAACTAGCTATTAACCTTGTAGATCGTAAGATTTACACTAAAGACAACAGCAACCAAGTTGTACGCCTAGACGGCGCTTATGTAGGTGGAACAGCCCCCTCAGGCGCAGCAGAAGGTGATCTTTGGTATGATACTGCTAATAACGCCCTTAAAGCGCATGACGGGACTACTTGGCAGTCTGCAGGTTATCAAAACCTTTCAGAACTAGAAGACGTAACTATTACCTCTATTGCTGCAGGTGAAATCCTTAAGTGGGACGGTAGTGAGTTTGTAAACAATACCCTTGCAGAAGCAGACATTCAAGCAGCCTCAGATACTGAAGCAGATTC